ATCGCAAAAGAAACAAGAAGAGGAAAAGGTAACTTTATCCTTTGTTCTTCTGATGTTGCTTCTGCATTATCAATGGCAGGCGTATTAGACTACGCACCTGCACTTAACACTTCATTAAATGTTGATGACACAGGCAATACATTTGCTGGTGTTCTTAACGGAAGAGTTAAAGTATATGTTGACCCATATGCTGGTGCAGACTACATGACAGTTGGTTATAGAGGTTCTAACCCTTATGACGCTGGTATGTTCTATTGCCCATATGTTCCACTACAAATGGTGAGAGCAGTTGGTGAGAATACTTTCCAACCAAAAATCGGATTCAAAACAAGATACGGAATGGTATCTAACCCATTTGTTGGTGCTACACCTGCAAACGGACTTGCATCTGACGGAACAAACCAATACTACAGAAAAATTAAAGTTTCTAACATTCTTTAATCGTAGTAAGAAAGTTTCGACTTTTAAAGGGGTCTTTTTAAGACCCCTTTTTTTATGCACTAAATATAATTGTATCATAAAGATACAGACATAACACACATACACACAGGAGGAAATTATGTCAAATGTAATAACCAAATCAGGCTTTGAAATACGAGCCGACTTACTCAATCAAGCACAAGGTCTGTTAGAAGGAAACATCTACAGAAACAATGAGGCGATTGTAGAACACAATAACAACTTCCCAAACGATAGAAAACCTTATGGTGACCAATTCGTGTCAACAGAAGAAGTTATTGCAACTGCAAGATTACTCAATGAGTTTGTAAACGAGAAGTAAGGTATTTGGGGAACTTCGGTTCCCCATTTAGATAAATAGTAGTATGGCTATTAAAACAGATATCAACAGGTCGATACTTAACAGAAATAACTTTAAACTATTAATAGATAAAGTTCCTACTGTAGAGTATTATGTTCGAACAGTAAACATTCCAGGCATCACATTCGGAGAAACAGTTCAAGCTGCTGGGGTTGGTCTTGATGCATTTTTTCCAGGTGATAAGGCATCATTCGATACACTAGAAGTATCATTCATTGTTGACGAAGACTTAGAGAACTTCTCAGAGATATACAATTGGATAGACTCTATAGTTCCTTTGAGTGACCCAAAACTATTTGAAACATATACTGAGACTGCAAAGACTAGAACAAATGTTCTTGCATCGATTGACAATGACCAAAATCAATATTCTGATATTACATTAGTCTTAAATACAAACAAAAACATACCAAACAGATTCATAAGATTTCACGATTGTTTTCCTATATCATTAGGGTCGATTGAACTAGAATCTGGTGCTGATGCTGAACCAGCAACAGTAAGTGTATCATTTAGATTTACATACTACGAAATTAAAACCACCTCGTAAAATCACACCTTTTGTGATATAATATATACATTATGACTTTAGATGAAATCAAATTACAGTGGGAAAAGGATTGCGAAGTAGATGATATCGAACTAGATAAGTCATCACTAGAAGTTCCTAAATTACATGCAAAGTATTCTGATATGCTTTCAAGTAAAATTCTATTACTCAAAAAATACAATCAAGATTATAACGAACTACTAAAGTATAAATGGTTATGGTATACAGGTAAATTAGATGATGACCAAATACAAAAGTTTGGTTGGAAGACAGACCCATTCGATGGTCTAAAGATAATGAAGAATGATTTTAATTATTTCTTCAACGCAGACAACGATTTAAAAACACTCAAAGCAAAAATAGAATATCTAGAAGTCACCGTTGATTTCTTGAAAAGATGTATGGACAATATTACATGGCGCCATCAAACAATCAAGAACACAATAGAGTGGCGTAAATTTATGGCAGGTCAATAATGATAGATGCACTAATAAATGTTTTTTTAATAACATCAATAATGTTAGGCATAGCAGTCATATGGTATGAGGACTTTATAAAATGACATTAGGACAATATTGTATTATCTATAATCAGTATTTCACTGAAAGAGAATGTGATGCAATACAAACAGCAGCTGAAACAATAGAGTTAGAACAAGGTCGAATAGGTAATGGTGAAACTGACCCCGATGCGCCTAGAGGCGAAGCTTCTGGAACTAACGATGACTTTATTAGACAATCAGATGTAAAATGGTTGATGCATCATTTCTTACCAGAAGATATATCGCAAAAGATTACAGATGGTATCAATCAAGCAAACTTAGATGCGAACTGGATGTTTCAGTGGGACCATATAGAAAATCATCAATACACTATCTATAGACATAGACCAGATGCAAAAGTCACAGGAGATTTTTATACATGGCATACAGACTCAGGTGCAACAGCACAATCAGAAGGTGGTCGTATTAGAAAGATAAGTTCAACAATTCAATTATCAAATCCAGATGAATATGAAGGTGGTCATTTTCAATGGATAGAACCTGTTGGTTTATTTGATAAACTCAAATCAACAGGAGTGCAAACTGTAAATGTAGACCCATACATACAGACTGCACCATTCAGTGCGAAAGAAAGAGGTTCATTTATAATCTTTCCTTCTTTTGTTCATCACCAAGTGCAACCAGTGACTAGAGGAACAAGAGTATCTTTAGTTAGTTGGTATCACGGTCAACCTTATGTCTGAAACAGTTAGAGTAGAAAAATTAGATGAAGTCTTCATGAGAGTTCATTGTGATGATGGTCTTGCAAAAGACTTACATGACTTCTTTTCGTTTACAGTTCCTGGTGCCAAGTTCATGCCGTCTTATAAGAACAAATATTGGGATGGCAAAGTTAGATTATTCTCTATCAAAACAAATAAGATTTATATAGGTCTATTACCATATGTCGATGAGTTCTGTAGAGAAAGAGGTTTTAACTTTGAAGGTATACAAGATGTAATAGGAGAGAAACAAAGAGCAACAGAAGAACTACATCAGTTTATAGAAGAACTAAACTTACCTTTCTCGCCAAGAGATTATCAAATGGAAGCATTTAGAACTGCTGTGCAATATGGCAGACAACTTTTACTTTCACCAACTGCAAGTGGTAAATCATTAATCATTTATTTACTCGCAAGATATTATAACAAGAAAACAATTATTATAGTGCCGACTACATCACTCGTAGAACAAATGGCAAAGGACTTTATAGATTATGGATATGATGAAGAGATTTGTAAAATTTATAGTGGTCAACCTGTGTTTGATTCAGCAATCACGATTACAACATGGCAAAGCTTTGCTAAGGCACCTAAAGAAGTAATGCAATCATTTGATGTTGTAGTAGGAGATGAAGCGCATTTATTTAAGGCACAAACACTAAAAGGTATCTTAGAGAAGATGAAGACTACTGCAATTAGAATCGGCACAACAGGAACATTAGATGGTTCTGAATGTCATAGATTACAGTTAGAAGGTATGTTTGGTCCTGTAAAGAAAGTCATATCGTCATACCAACTTATGGAAGAAGGAACGATTGCAAAAATTAATATACAATGTGTCATACTCCGTCATACTAAACAGAAGAAAATGACCTATCAAGAAGAGATGGACTATCTATGTTCTAGTGAAGAAAGAAATAAATTTATTACAAATCTAGTTTCATCGTTAAAAGGTAATACATTAGTATTGTTTCAGTATGTAGAAAAACATGGTGAAGTATTATATCCTATGTTAGATGGCAGAGTAAAAGATTTACATTATGTATTCGGTGGCACTGATACAGAAGACAGAGAGAAAGTCAGAGAACTTGTAGAAAAATCAAATGATAGTGTGATACTCGCATCATACGGAACATTCTCTACAGGTATCAATATTAAGAAGATAGATAATGTAGTGTTTGCAAGTCCTTCGAAGTCTAGAATTAGAAACTTACAGTCAATTGGTCGTGGTCTTCGTAAGGCAGATGGTAAAGATAGTATGAGATTGTTTGATATCGCAGATGATTTACAATGTGATAATTTTACACTCCGTCACTTGAAAGAAAGAATAAATACCTATAACGAGGAAAACTTTCCTTACGAACTAAAACAATTTGACTTAAAATGACAACACCAAAAGATTTAGTACCAGAAAGATACGAAGTTATCAAACTAAAATCAGGCGCAGAGATTGTTGGTATGACTAGAGATTGTGGCGACCATTTAGAGATTACTCTTCCTATGATATGCCAACTATCACTAGTTCCAGGAACACCAAGAACTAATGCTGTCTTTTATCCTTATGCACCTTTAAGTGCTGATGAGATTATTAATATACCTAAGTTCGAAATCATACATAGAAATCTTATGAACGAGCAATTCGTTCCTTACTATGACGATGCATCTTCTAGATGGTTCGATATGATTGAGAACAAATCTATACCTCTTGCAACAGTTGAAGATAAGAAAGTATCTGAAATCATGCGTAGGTCAATTGATAGAATGATGTCAAGAATGACTGAGGCACCAGATGAACAATTCATAGAAGAACAGTTAGAAGATATGGATTGGGAAATGGAAGAGTTCGAATTATCTGAAGCACCAACAGATAAAAAAAAGTTGCACTAATTTTCACAAACTTTTATTTTAGGGCTAGTAATTTACTAAATAACAGTGTATAATCCACAGTGATAATACATTATTTGTAAAACATATATTAACCTGGAGAAACCATGTCGAAAGCAATTGCAGTTGCGAAGAGCATGGTGGGAAAATTCGAAGACCTGAGAGAAGTGCTACCAAGCATCATTGAAGCCCTAGAGTTCGTGACACTATTGACTCTTCCAATCTTATTACCGTTCGCTATAATGTTTTTAGCATTAGCACAATACTAATGTCTAAAGAAAGAGTAGAAAAAATTAGAGATAACCTAGAGGTGTTTTGCCTCTGGGTTATCTTCATATTAGCAACAGGTGGGATAGTTCAAATATGAAACAACAATATGACCCTGTCTGGAAAAGATGGCAAACAGTTCCGTCTGCCGTAGAAGATTGCGCCGATGTCACTTCCGGCTATGAACAACAACTTGAACTCTTACTAAATAAACCTAGAGATGCGACTCCTAAAGAAGCAGAAGATTGGTATGAAGAAGAGTTGAAGTGGTGGGGAGATAGACAATTGAAAATAGTTGCGATTGCTACTGTAGTTCAAATATCCGCACTAGGATTTATGGCAGCTGTAATGTTGTTTAATCAAAGTGTATTTGGATAGGTCCTGACCCTGGCGACAAAGCTATCATATCATACTAACCTCGATTCTGAAAAGGGGTTTTCTAAAAAACTTTTAAAAAAATAAATACTAAAAACCACTTACAATCATTGAAGGAACCTAGTATAATAACTACATCATGGCAAAAAACGCAAAACAAAATGAACACTATGTCAATAACAAAGAGTTCACACAAGCAGTCGCCGAGTTCAACGAAAAAGTAAAACTCGCCGAATCAAAAGGCAAAACGCCACCACAAATGTCCAACTACATAGGAGAGTGTATCTATAAGATTGCAACTCGACTATCTACGAGGCCTAACTTTATAAACTATACCTACAGAGATGAGATGATATGTGATGCAATTGAAAACTGTATTCAGTATATCGGGAACTTCAATGTAGAAAAATCTAACAACGCATTTGCATACATTACTCAGATTTGTTATTACGCCTTTCTTAGAAGGATACAGAAAGAGAAGAAACAAGTCTTCATCAAACAACAGATGACTATGGATATAACCGCAGATACATTTGAAACAATAGATGGTGATACAACTGGTATGACTAATACTAATGTAGAGTGGATGCAAGAAAACATGACACAAGTCCAATACGAACCGAGGAAATCAAAACGAAAGACATCTACTAAGACTAAAGGTCTAGACAAATTTACTGAATGAAAATAGCGATACTTAATGACACACACGCAGGTGTTCGTGGTGATATGATTGAGATGGCCAAATATCAAGGTCGTTTCTATGAAGAAGTTTTCTTCCCATATCTAGATGAACACAATATAAAGCAAATCTTACACTTAGGCGATTACTTCGATAGAAGAAAGTATGTAAACTTCTCTTCATTAAAGTATAATCGTGAACACTTCATAGAGCCTATGTTAGAGAGAGACATCAAAATGGATTTGATTCTAGGTAATCATGATGTCTATTATAAGAATACTAACGAAGTAAATGCACCAGAGTTATTACTATTCGAAAGTGATAACATCAATATCATTTCAGAACCAATGGTCAAAGAATACGATGGTATTCCTCTTGCACTTGTTCCTTGGATAAACAATGAGAACTACGCAGATAGTATAGACTTTCTATTAAGTGCAAGTTCAGATACATGTTTTGGTCATTTCGAAATCGAGGGCGCCTTGATGATGCCAGGTATGACATGTCAACATGGTCTTGACCATACATATCTAAAACGATTTGACAAAGTATACAGTGGTCACTTTCATCAGAAATCAGAAGTAAAGAACATCAAGTATCTTGGTTCTCAAATGCAATTTACATGGTCAGACTATGGCGATGAGAAATACTTTCATATCTTTGATACTGAAACAAGAGAGATGACACCGATACATAATCCTTTGACTATGTTTGAAAAATGTTTCTATGATGATACAAAAGAATCATTTGAAACTATTAGTAATAAAGATTATTCAAAATTCACAGGCAAATTCACAAAAGTCATAGTGGTAAACAAAGACAATCCATACTGGTTCGATAGTATGATTGATAAACTTCATGCCGCTAATCCTCTTCATGTAGTTGTTGTCGATGACCATAAACATATGGACTTGATGGACGATGAAGACATTGAAGGAGTAGAAGACACTCTAACTATATTAGAAAAATATATCGATGGTCTTGAAATACAAGGTCAGAAAAAACCACTTCTAGAATTGATGACTTCATTGTATAATGAAGCACTAGAAGAACACAACTATCTATGATTAATTTTAAAAAGATACGATACAAGAACTTGTTATCGTCTGGAAATAAATTCACTTCTATTGACCTTGATAGGTCACAAACTACATTGATTGTAGGAGATAATGGTGCAGGTAAGTCTACATTACTTGATGCATTATGTTTTGGTCTATATGGTAAAGGGTTTCGTAATCTAAAGAAAGATTTACTAGTCAACTCTATCAATCAGAAAGAACTGATTGTAGAAATAGAATTCGAAGTAGGAAGAAAGAACTACAAAGTTGTTCGTGGTGCAAAACCAAACAAGTTTGAATTATATACTAATGGCACTCTTATCAATCAAGATGCCACAATGAAAGATTATCAAGAACATCTAGAAAAGAATATTTTAAAGATGTCTTATCGTTCTTTTACTCAGGTCGCAGTTTTAGGTTCTGCTAACTTCACTCCTTTTATGCAGTTGAGGTCAGTAGAAAGAAGAAGACTTGTAGAAGACTTACTAGATATCTCTATCTTTTCTACAATGCAAGACATTCTAAAAAAGAAGGTCACGCAACATAATATAGATGTAAGAGAAACAAATCACGAAATAGAATTACTAGAAGAAAGAATCAGTGGTCTAAATGAACAGATGCAACTACTGGCAAAGAATCGTGATAAGAAAATTAAGAAGTATGAGAATACTATATCTGAAACTCAAACTAATATAGACAAAGTATTTAAAGAGATTGGTATACATGATACAGAAGTTAAAGAGAAACAGAATCTAATTAAGAACAAAGACTCAAATGAAAAGAGACTTAAAGAAACATTAAGTTTAGAGAAACAACTTGAAACTGCAAAGAAGAAAGCAGACCAAGATGTATTATTCTTTCAAGAACACGATGATTGTCCAGTATGTAAACAAGGATTAAATGAAGACCACAAGACGAAATGTATTACAGAACGCAAAGCTAAATCGGCAGAAATCGAGAAGGCGATGTCAGAGATTAGCAAAACAATCGAATCATGTCATGATGAGATACAAAGAATCAACAGTGTTCAAGGAGAAATAGACGAGATACAAAGACAAATAGGTTTACATCAAACTGAGATACTATCTAATCAAAAGTATATCGAGAAACTCAATGGTGAGATTAAAGATTTACAAAAAGAGATTAGTGGTGATTCAACAGTGAATGATAGATTAACTACTGCTGAAGATGATTTAGATAAACTACATGCAAAGAAAGAAAGTCTAACTGATAGACAACATTACTTTGACCTTGCAACAACTCTATTGAGAGACCAAGGTGTAAGACAAAGAATCATTAAACAGTATGTTCCTGTTATGAATAAAATGATAAACAAGTATCTTGCTAACTTAGAATTTTATGTTGGGTTTGAATTGAATGAATCATTTGAAGAAACAATCAAATCAAGATTCAGAGATGTATTTAAGTATGATAACTTTTCACAAGGTGAGAAGATGCGTATTGACCTTGCATTGTTATTTACATGGCGTGCTGTCGCAAGATTAAAGAACTCAGTTAATACAAACATACTAATACTTGACGAGGTATTTGATAGTTCACTTGACTCACAAGGCACAGATGATTTCTTGAAACTACTAAACGCATTGAATGAAAAGACAAATGCATTTATCATATCTCACAAAGGTGACCAACTATATGATAAGTTTGAAGAAGTAATCAGATTTGAAAAATATAAAAACTTTAGTCGCATTGCGATTTCATAAATAAGAATATGTATCAATTAATAGAAGAAGCATCACAAGTATTAAGAACACCGCCACCTGTGTTTGACTTTGAGAATCCTGCTGAACCACCAGAAGAGATTGCAAAGAACATGGCAGAGGCAATGGAGAAGTTTGGTGGTTTAGGTCTTAGTGCAAATCAAGTTGGTCTTCCATATAGAATGTTTGTGATGAGAACGATGCATGAAGGAGAAACAGAATCTAAAGTTGTTCCTTATTTCAATCCTGAACTCACCAGAGTATCACAAGAGACTGAACTAATGAAAGAAGGTTGTCTATCCTTTCCTGATATCTATCTAATGATAAAAAGGTCAAAGACAATCGAATTCAAATATCAAGATGTTGAGGGCAAAGAACACACCGTAATGTTAGAAGGATTAGGTGCAAGATGTGTTCAACATGAAATAGACCATTTGAATGGTATACTGTTCTTGCAAAGAGCATCAAAACTTAAATTAGAAAGGGCGATGAAAGCAAGACCAAAAGAGAGGCGAAAAAGATTAGAGTATGAAAAAAGAGTTGCACTCGCAAAATACTTCCAAGAGCTACGAGCCAAAGATGATAGCGAATCTGATGAATCCTCAGATTTGCCAAGAACTGATTCAATTTCACAAGAGTCATAGACATCTAACAGGCGTAGGCGATGGTTCTGATTACACAGGCATCAGATTCATGCATATTCACACACCATGGGTGCGTAAAGCAATCGCAGAAGTAATTGTAAATTTAACAGGAGAAATTAGAAAGATATCTAATCAGATAGTCTATCCTGAAATGATTGCACTCAATGAGTGGCCTATTGGTGGTATTCAACATCCACATTTAGATACATATTCAAATCAAGAAATAAATCATGGCACAAGTCCAGACAAACCATCTAGAGAATGGACTTGTATTCTATATCTAAACAGTAATTATCATGGTGGTCGAACTTATATACCTGATGGTGAAGTGTTCGAACCTATGACAGGTCATGGTCTACTATTTCAAGGTATCTACATACCACATGGTGTTCAGAAAGTTCGAAGACACCCAAGACATACAATATCATTTTGGTTTTCTACTGATATCGATAGATGTATGCCAATCAATCCTGTAGAAGATTTATCACTCGATGAAGATTCTTGGCGATTACAAAGTCAATAAAATCAACCCCTTATAACTCCCCATAGTTCAATTGGATAGAACAACTGCCTTCTAAGCAGTAGGTTCCAGGTTCGAATCCTGGTGGGGAGGCCAGGGGTTGACAATGGGGCTGCTTTTTTTGTACCATATACTATCAAATCAAAAAAGGAGACAAGATGAGTAATATGATAAACGACCAAATAATAGACGGCATCATATCAGATGTCGCTGACATGGACAAAGTCCAAGTCATGAACGCATTATCACCTGCAAATCTAAAGAAAGTCGCTGCCTTTACAGGTGGGGGTTGCATTGTAGATTTTGCAAGAGATATCTTAATAGACCAAATGTGGGACAATGTAGTTGATATGGGAGGTCCTTGTGGTTAAGAGAAGTTATCCTAAGAAGTTTAAAGACACTGTAAATGTTGCAGGTAGGTCTTATAAAAGGTGGGGTGTGACAGGCACATTCTCAACAACTGATGATTCAGTTAATTGGTGTGAAGGCAAATACTATGTCGCACCAGGAGACATCGTAAGATGGCACTCTAACAATCAAATACCTTTTGGTGATATATTATTAGATTTATGTGAGGCGTTAAAAATTACGCCTAAACAATTAAGAGTTTCATCTGAACTCAGAGAAAAAGAAACAGATGAATTTTGGGCAAACTATTTTAAGGAGGAAAAATAATGGGACATCCAACAGATACACAAATAATGAATAAACTCATAGAGATAGGAGATAATCTTGAAAGTAAACTTAATGAATTAGAATCTTCATTAGATAGTTTATCTTCAACAATTAGTTCTCTTGAAGGTGATATAAGTTCTATATCATCAGAGGTAAGTAATATTGAATCTATGGTCAGTTCGCTCGAGGGTTGACAATGACCTTCATTTTTTAGTACCATATAAACATGACAGAAAAAATTAGAAATCAAAAAGACTCTCTTGCGAGATTAATGGCAACAGAAAATCTTACTGTTGTTCATAAGAAAATACCAACTGCATACTTTGATGTAAAGAATAGGATACTTGCTTGTCCTACTTTCAAAGATGATATATCAAATGAACTTTATGACTTGTTTATGGGTCATGAAGTTGGTCATGCATTGAATACTCCTTACGAGGGTTTACATTCTACTATCAAAGAGAATAGAACTCTTAAAGGTTATCTTAATGTTGTAGAAGATGTCAGAATTGAAAAGGCAATCAAAAACAAATATGCAGGTCTTAGAAGAAGTTTTTACATTGCATACAATGAACTTATGGAAAGAGATTTCTTTGGTATCAAAAATAGAAACTTACAATCATTATCATTGATTGACAAAATCAACTTGATTACTAAGTGTGGTTCAAGAGTCAATATCAAACTAACTAAAGAAGAACAAAAGTTCTTAGACATGGCAGAAGATTGTAAGACATGGGACGATGTTGTTGTTTGTGCCGAGGCAATCTATGAGTGGTCAAAAGAGAATGAGACTAGAGATGAGACTGACGAACAAGTCACCATCAAAATGCCTGACTTCGATGATGAAGAGTCAGATGAAGAAGAAGATGAGTATGAGTCAATGGGTGGCGATGAGTCAGATGATGAACCAGAAGATGAAGACGAAGATACCAATGAAGAAGAGGGCGAAGTCGAAGATGGTGAAGAAGAGTCTGCCGAAGTAGAAGAAATCAAAACAACTGGTGACAAAGGTGGCAAGTTCACTGGTCACTACGATGATTTAGAAGGCGCCAGAGAGTCTATTACAGAACACTATGCACACAACAACGAAGATATGTATGTTGATGAGAACGCTTGTGTTAAGACTACTATTGACTTAAAGAAAAAATTCAAAGAGACAGATATTGATGCTGTTCTTTATCCTTACAAAAAAGTTCTTTCTGATTGGAGAGAATACTATTCAAAAGACGAAGACTATGAGACAAGACAACAAACAAAAGACTTGTCAAAACAACTTGGTGAGACATACAGAAAATATCTTCAATCTAAAAACAAAAAGATTGTTGCTCACATGGCAAAAGAATTTGAGATGAGACAAAATGCTCATAGAAGTGCAAAGGCATTTACAGGCACAAGTGGTGACCTTGATATGAACAGACTTGCTAAGTATCAAATTGTTGATGATATTTTCAAAAGAGTGACCTACTTACCTGATGGCAAGAACCATGGTGTCAATGTCATGGTCGACTGGTCTGGTTCTATCAATGGCGAAGTCAAAGATATTCTAGAACAATCAATCATTCTTGCAGAGTTCTGTACCAAAGTTCAGATACCTTTCAGAGTGTATCTGTTCTCAGATTCAATTGTCAAAAGTGATGATGATGAATACTATTCTAGAGGCGAAGAGAAACTTGTAGAAGTTCTTTCTAATGAGATGAAGTCTAGAGAATATATTGAGATGCTAAACTATCTTTCAACTATCATGGTTGGCAGATGGCACAGTGAGTTAAGATATGCTTGGGATGGCAGTGCGAAACAAAGAAAAATTGCTGATGAATATAACAAGTGCATGGGTGATATCAACTACTTTGATTGTGATGATTCAAACAACTATTGGAACTGGAAGTTCGATGATAACTTAGAACCATACAATTACAGATTGGGTGGCACACCTCTTGACCACACCTTAGTTGCGATGAGAAAGTTTTTACCAGAGTTCAACAAGAAATACAATGTTGAAAAATCAATCTTAACTGTAATCACTGATGGCTTCAGTCATAGTTCTGATTTACTCAGACAAGATGATGCAGAAAGAAAAGATGTCAAAGACCAGATTGGTGATGAGTGGAGATATAACTCTCAGAGATATATTCTTGACCCATACTCAAACAAGACTTTCATCTATGAAGATAAGAGTGGCGACAACTACTATTCAAGAAATGATTTTGAAAATACTCAGAACATTCTAGAATGGTTATCTGATACTTGTAATGTGACCATCACAGGCTACTTCATATTCTCTACTAAAAGAGATTGGATGAATGTTGCTGATGTTCTTACTAAAGGCACTGGCATGTATTACGATGAACAATCTAAAATGTGGAATGACATGAAGAAGACTGGTTCTGTAATCAAAGTCAAAGGCTACAACAAACTATTCTTGACTGCCGCTTCAAACCTTGCGACAACAGGTGAAGATGAACTTGATGATGAGTTTGTGGGTGCAAACAAGAATAGAATTACTGCCGCTTTCAAAAGAAACCAAAGAGGCAAAACAACTTCAAGATTCTTAACTAATGAGTTTATAAAGGAGATTGCATAATGCAGAGAATAGATACGCTAAACATAGACAAGTTTCAAGATGCTATACAACAGGTCGGTAAAGGACCATGTGTAAAGTTTGATTGTGATAGACAATCTGAATGTGCTACTGAGAAAGTAGAATGTAAGGCATTCAGATATTGGGTCAATAATGATTCTTACTGGACGATGAGAAAAGGTAAGAAGACATCTATTGATATTGATATGAAAAGATTATTAAAGGAGATAGAATAGGGTTGACAATGACCCTAACTTTTTAGTACCATAATAACTGATGAGAAATTTACTAATAAAAAAGGAGACTATATGAGTAAGTGGACTTACAACCCTGCCGAATCTGTCAATGTGGACGGCAAAAATTTCCATATGACACCGCCTAGAAAAGAGTTTTTAGAAGCTCTTAAATCTAAGTATCCAAACCAACTACAGTTCACCAAAGAACAATTTGATGCAGTTGGTGAATTTCCGTATTGGTTGAAATCAAACAGATACAATTTCAAAAATGGTTCTGTTTTCAATCTTTCACCAATACTTGCAGTTGATAATAATGGCACAACTGTTGCTGTTCCTCAACCTGCACCTGTAAATGTTGCACCACAACCTGTTGTGTCAACTAATCAAATGCCAGTGGCAGCCGCTACTGAGTCAGTCAATCTGATTGATGATAAAGTGAAAATCATTCCAGAGAAAATGTCGAATTATGTTCCTTTTGGGCACTTCAAAGATGTCAAGAACATAATCAAGTCTAAAATTTTCTTCCCTGTTTTCATTACTGGTCTTTCTGGTAATGGTAAAACATTGATGGTCGAACAAACATGTGCCGCTTTGAAAAGAGAACTTTTCAGAGTCAACATTACTATTGAGACTGATGAAGATGATTTAATGGGTGGTCACACTCTACAAAATGGTAACATCATTTTCAGAGAAGGTCCTGTTATCAAGGCAATGAGAAAAGGCGCTGTCTTACTTCTTGATGAAGTAGACTTAGGGTCTAACAAACTAATGTGTTTACAATCAGTTCTTGAAGGTAAAGGTTACCTTATCAAGAAGACTGGTGAGTGGGTGACACCAACACCAGGGTTTACAATCGTTGCGACTGCTAACACTAAAGGTCAAGGTTCAGAAGATGGCAAGTTCATAGGGACTCAAATCATGAACGAGGCGATGTTAGAAAGATTCGCTATCACAATGCAACAAGAATATCCTCCAGTGACTACTGAGAGAAACATTCTTAA